CCACGTGTAAATTAGCATCGGGTGTCAGTGTCTCAATTCCTACAGAGTGTTTCGTCGCATCAACGTGGAATGTATCCGTGTCGACCGTGAGATTAGAGGATACGTACGTGTTTCCTACGACGTGGAGATTCGCGTCGGGGAACTTGGTTTCAATTCCAACTCCGTGTACCATCGAGTCCACATGAAGTGTATCCGTATCGACGGTTAAGTTTGAAGAAACGTACGTGTTTCCTACGACATGTAAATTGGCACTGGGCGCCAATGTCTCAATTCCTACAGAGTGTTTCAGTGCGTCTACATGGAACGTATCTGTATCTACAGTCACGTTGGAGCTCACATAGGTATTACCAACGACGTGAAGATTGGCATCTGGAAACTCGGTCTCGATTCCGACGCTGTGTGTCGTCGCATCAATGTGGAATGTATCTGTGTCGACCGTAAGATTTGCACTCACATAGGTATTACCAACGACGTGAAGATTGGCGTCGGGTGTGATGGTTCCCACACCCACGGAATCGTTCACGGAATCTACGTGAAGTGTATCCGTGTTCACAGTAAGATTGGTACTCACATAGGTATTGCCTACGACGTGTAAATTCGCGTCGGGAGTGACGGTTCCTACACCCACAGAATCATTCACGGAGTCCACGTGAAGCGTATCAGTGTTCACGGTTAGATTAGCACTCACGTAGGTGTTACCGATGACATGAAGATTCGCATCGGGGGTCACCGTCCCGAGACCTATGGATTTATTGACCGTATCTACGTGAAGTGTGTTCGTGTCTACGGTCACGTTGTTTAAGATGTATGCGTTACCGACGACGTGTAAAGTCGCATCCGGGTGATTTGTTTCGATACCTACGAAATGTTTGTTCGTATCCACGTGTAACGTGTTGTCCTCCACAGTGAGGTTGGAACTGATGTACGCGTTTCCTTCGACGTGTAGGTTCGCCTCAGGGGTGGCTGTGTTAATACCAATCGAGTCTTTTACCGAATCAACAAAGAGGGTATCCGTATCGACAGTAAAATTATCGGCGACATTGAGTTCATTTGTTATAGTCGTTCCATACGTAATCTCTTTCGAGTCTGCGTTATACATCATGAGATTGGAGTTGTTCACGTTTCGCACGGGGTTTATGAAGAGTGCATCTTGAGTGGTCGTGTTGTTAAATCCCGCAGTGTCCGTACCACCGTTGATGATGACCGAACCCGCCGCTTGTGAAGTGGGGTACCCCGCGTAGTAGCCTATGGCTATGGCTCCGGCACCTTGTAAGAACTTACCCGCACCTTCACCGATCGCGATAGCCTTCTCACCTTGTTGCGAGAAGCCCGCTTCCTTACCGATGGCGATGGAACTGTTTCCTTGTTGTGTCGAGGCTGAATCTTTACCGATGGCCACGGTGTTCGTACCTTGCGCTTGTCCACCCGCATTCTCACCGATAGCCACGGCGAGCGTTCCTTGATTTTCGTAGCCCGCGTTGCTACCTATGGCGATGGCGCTTATACCTTGGTTTGTCTCACCGGATCGTTTACCCACGGCCACGGCCGATTCTGCTTGTATGACACTTCCGGATTGGTATCCGATGGCTACCGAGTTCGATTGTTGACGGTCGTAACCAGCCCTGTAGCCCATGGAAATGAGGTGAGAATTGGAAGTCGTATGAATAGAATTTCCCGTATCTTCACCGATGAGTAAACGGTTAAATCCCGAATTATCCACGCGTCGAGTCGCGGCGATCGTTCCGTTGACATCTAGGTCCTTGGTGGGATACAATTGGTTAATACCCACACGATTCGTGACCGCATCGACGTGTAAGGTATCTGTGTCTACAGTCAGGTTCGATGTCACGTACGCGTTTCCTACGACGTGTAACTCTGCATCTGGTACCAGTGTATTGATACCAACTTTATCGTCGGTCGAATCAACATAGAGGGTATCTCCATCAACGGTCAAATCCGCGGAAATACTCGTGTTACCCGTGACATCCAAAACATTAGAACCAAACTCGTCCACGAAGAGATTCGATCCCACATCTAACGTATGTATGGGAACGGTGTTTATGATACCCACATTCGATTGTGTGAATAATTGACCGTACACGTGGACGTTAATATTTTCGTCCGTTCGGGGTGTTATCGTTTGAACCTCTGCACTCGATTGAGTGTAACCGAGTGCAATCTCTTCCGTACCTTCCAAGAAACCGACGACAACATTCGAACCGGGACGATTTAAAATAAAACCAAGATCCAAAGTCGAATCGGTGGGTGTGTTATCTTTACCGATTTCTATGATGGCATCTTTTATCACGGTGTTGTTCGAGTGTAAGGTGGTTACTAAACCATTAAAAGTGGCATCACCGTCTACGACGAGTCTATTTTGTATATACGTGTTTCCTAAAACGGTCAACACATTACTTCCATCCTTGTCTACAAAAAGTTTGGAACCCACGGAGAGTGTATCAGTAGGGGAACCGTTAGCGATACCGACATTCGAAAGTGTCGTGACAGATGTGATGGCATTATTAAACGAAACCGTATTCGCGGTGACATTACCGTTAATCACGGCGGCCTCGAGAGTGAAATTGAGAATATCCTCAGCGATCGCCCCGGAATCCATCACTTCTTTTGTAATTCGATTGTATGCCATAACGACTATATTTCTATCCGTGAGGTCCGTACGTACACGTAGAGGCGTCATGTAGATCGAGTTTGGAAAGTCTGCATCAATCTCGGTATTACTAGCATTGAATACCAACGTATTTTCTGCCTGGTCATTCGTGGTATTTTTACCGAACCTCACCTTGGTAGACCGCTCCACCGTCGGCAAATTCTTGACCATTTAATATAGATTGGTATTTTAATTCGCGTAAAGAAGTGCCGCGAGACCATTTTGGATACGAAGTATGTTATAGTTCACGGCGTATATGGGGTGCTCTATGTTCATGGATTCACTTATAATCTTCGCTGAAGTGACACGACTGAAATTGAGTGTACCCGTGGGCTGAAGAGAACTGGTGGACAAACAGAAAGGATACAAGAAGAAATCGGGAGACGCCACGAAGTTTGTGTGGTAATAGTGCATCACATCGATAAAGTGGGGTTTGCCCCACCTATAATTGCTTAAATCGATTCCGTTAATGCTCAATTTAACTCTGTTGGAAGGAGACGTGAGCGCACCATTGGTCGTCGTATCCGAAGACGCGAGGTACTTGACCGGATGATTGAACGTAAGCTCTTGAACGGTCGTACCAGAGGCGACATTCTTTTGAACCTGTGTCACGAGCATGTCGTGCGTGCGGGTGGCGACTTGACCACGTTCCTCATTGTCGAGGTAGATGTAATTGGCGAAACATTCGACGTTCTTACCAGTCGCAGCGGAACCCCAGTAAATCCGTATTTCTACGTTGTGGTGATGCATAGCTACGAGAGGCAACGCACACTGAGGACCCTCACAAAAGAAGAAACGTAAAGGGTAAAAGAACGAGCGCGCGGAAATACCCGGGTGTGTACCTTGAGCACTCTTAGAAACATTTTGAGCGAAGGTATCCACGGCAATATTTTCTGTGAAAACAGAATCTTGTGTGTCAATAACGGCACCACCGATTAAAAGTTCGACTTTATCGATGATACTGCCCCAGTTTTGTGTGTCAAGGGCTTCGGTGGTATCATCCATGGTGAAATAGACATAACTGAGAAGGTCACCACTCCTCTCGAATTGGACGCTAGACATAGAATTGTTTTTCACCGCTCCGTGGATGGTTTGTTTTTCAACGGATTGTGAAAAATTAGCATGCCTTTTGAACGTTGAACTGAAGAACGATATTTGAGGATCACCCGTGATATACTTATCCTGAGCTCCTATAGCGATCAAATGTGCAACACCGGCAGACATGGTAATACTAATTTAAGGGGAGAAAAATTACAAGTTGGGTTTTCTACAAACGAAACGAAGAACTAAGAAGTTGTTCTCGGCGGGACTAGGTGGGGTAATCAGGTTACCATCCTGATCCCGAATATTTACTGTGAACCTATCGATAGATCGTATAGGGTTTACGTACTGTGTCGCGATGGAATAATCATCCTTGTAACTGATTATACCTGTGTCATCACTAGTAACAAGACTCGCGAAAGAATTACGGAGCAGACTCAACGACGCTTGTCCAGTGAGAACATTCGACGCCCTATCCGAAAAGATGGAATCGAGTTCGCTGATAGAAACGTAACAGTGTTCGGTGGCCGTAGTAGTGGTAATACGAGCGGCTAAAAGTTTAGCTTGCACCACATTTTTGAGTGGTTGTTGAAGATGGCACGTAAAGGTATTCGCACTACCCTGACCTACACTGTCGATAGTGACAGTATGGTACTCGTAGTTGAGATCGGGAATCATTTCCGTTGGCGACGTGATTAAGGCCATTTTTATAATTAGCTTAGATTAAAGATCCGCCAATTCCGTCCGCGATCTCGTACCCAGCGTGCTCACCGACGAGCTTTTGGGCATCGCAGAGACCACCTGGAGTAAGACCAACAGTGTAAGGGCTGTCCTTCTTACCGGAGCCAGGGGTGCACTCAAGGTCGGTCTCGAGATCGAAGAGAGACTTCTCACTGACTGTCTTGATGGTAATCGGCCTGGGTTGGTAGCTGGAGCTACGAGCATTCATGACACCGAGGATGACAATGGCAATCATCAACACGAGCATGTATAACAGGGCATTGCGGTCGGCCCGGTTGAAATTGAGTTTGAACATTTATAATAGACATACATTTTTTTAAAGTGCGTTAAAGACATTTTCTTAGTTTCTAGATAGAGAGTAGATGGACGAAGAAATCGTACTCGACAGGGGTCATACCAATGTTATGAAATTAGACGCTGATGAACAGGCGCTCATGGATGAGATTGAGATTTCTGCTCCTCGACCAAAGCCAGTACCCAGACCCACGACGAGGCCTATGCAAAGGCCTGGTGCTTCTCACCATCAAGAAGCTATG